CAACTTAGAAGTTATCTATACGACGGAATGCTAGGCAATAAAGACCGCCAAGTAGATGCAGTACGAGATTACGAAGAAAACCTAGCCGGCATTAAGCAAGCTATAGCGGATAAGAAAGTAAACTCAGTAATGAATGAAGACAAGATTCGCCAGATGTCAGCCAAGTATGGTAAACAGAAAGCAACAGTAAGACCGCAATACTAATTTTAACAACAGGGTGACCAACCTATAAGGAGTCACAACAAAATGACAGACGAAAAAGCAGCACAATTAGAAGCAGCCAGAGTTAAGGCAGCAGAAGCGAATAAGAACAATTCTCATTCAAGTAAAATCAATAGGTTGATGAACGATACTCTGAGAAGGGTATTAATACAAGATGAGGCATTAAGAGCTAGAACTATCACAGAAGCTCTAGTGACTAAAGCAGAAGAAGGTGACGTATCTGCTATCAAAGAAGTCTTTGACAGAATGGATGGTAAAGTAGTCCAAGAGAACAAGATAAGCGGTGATGCTGATGCACCATTGCTGATACAAGTGGTAACGGGTATTGATGACAACTACTAACCCGATTGACTTAGGCTACAAGCCTAGGTTACCACAGAAAGAGATACACAAGGCAGTAAGAGAGAATCGGTTTGTTGTGGCAGTAGCTCATCGTAGGATGGGTAAAACTGTTTCTGCGATTGTACAATTGATACATTCTGCGTTACAGAACACACAAAAGAATCCTAGATACTCTTATATTGCCCCGACGTACTCACAAGCCAAGAGGGTCGCATGGGATTACCTAGTAGAATATACTCGCTCACTTGGTGGTACTGCAAACATCGCAGAGCTACGAGTGGACTTCATGGGCAGAAGAATCAGCCTGTACGGAAGTGAAAATGGGGATAGTTTAAGGGGTCAATACTTTGATGGTGTGGTTTTGGATGAGGTAGGTGACCAAGACCCTGCTATTTGGAACAGTATTGTAAGACCGGCACTAGCAGATAGAAAAGGTTTCTGTTTGTTTATTGGCACTCCTAAAGGCAACAATCACTTTAGAGAGTTTAAAGAACGTGCATTGGTTACAGAAGGCTGGAAGTTCTTAGAGTTTAAGGCTAGTGAAACTGGCATACTAGACCCACAAGAGTTGGCTAGTGCTAAGAATGAGATGGGCGATGACAAGTACAAGCAAGAGTTTGAGTGTAGTTTTGACGCTCCAGTAGAAGGTGCTTACTACGGTTCGCTACTAAATGATGCTGATGCACAAAATAGGGTAACTAAAGTTCCTAAAGATGGTCTAGCAAAGATTGTTTGTAGCTGGGACTTAGGTGTAAGTGATTCAACCTGTATTTGGGTGGCTCAGATAGTTGGCAAAGAGATACAGCTTATAGACTGTACTGAGAACCACGGAGTAGGACTTGATTATTACGTGAGCTGGTTGCGTGACAACGGTTACGATAAAGGTCAGCAGATATTACCGCACGATGTAAGAGTCAGAGAGATGACTACAGGTCGCAGTAGACTAGAAGTATTAATGGAAGCAGGACTAGACGTAACAGTAGCACCAAGCCTATCTATAGCGGATGGCATTCAAGCAGTCAGACGTATGCTGCCAAGGTGCTGGTTTGATATAGAACACACTAAGAATGGTCTGGTGGCATTACGCAATTACAGGCGAGAGTTTAACGAGAAGCAGAATGTGTTTTACGATAAGCCAGTTCACGACTGGTCATCACACTTTGCAGACTCGTTTAGGTACTTAGCAATAGGGTTAGTAGAAGTAGATACAACGTGGTCACAACCATTACAACAAAATAAGGCATGGGTCGTATGATGAACCAAGAAGAATTAAAGGCACTTGTTGCTGATGAAATCAATAACGCTATTGGCTACTTAGAGTCTGATACGGTTCAAGCCCGTGCTGATGCAATGAGCTACTATTTCCGTGACAAGTACGGTACTGAGGTAGAAGGTCGCAGCCAAGTAGTTACCGGTGAGGTCGCAGAAGCTGTAGACGGTGCATTACCTCAACTAATCCGTGTATTCACGTCATGCGAAGACGCTGTGCGTTTTGAGCCTACTAAAGACGGTGAAGAAGAACTTGCTGACCAAGCTAGTGACATGGCTAATTGGGTATTCTATAAAGACAACGATGGTTTCTTAATCCTACACAACTGGTTCAAAGATGCATTGCTACAAAAGGTCGGTGTAGTTAAAGCCTATTGGGAAGAAAAGAAAGACACCATCAAAGAGAAGTATAAAGGCTTAACCGATGACGAGTTAGCCATGATTATGCAGACCGGTGAGTGGGAAATCACCAAGCAAGTGACTGACATGGTCATTGGCATGGATGGTATGCCTTACAACACACACAGCGTGACTATACAGCGCATTAACGATGAGAGTCGTATCGCCATTGAGAACGTACCACCGGAAGAGTTCCTAATCAGCAAACGTGCTAAGACCATTGATGACTCACCATTCACAGCCCATCGTAGGATGATTGCTAGAGGTGACTTGATTGCAATGGGATACGATAAGAATGTAGTTGACAGAATACCCTCCGGTGACCGCCTAGAGTATTCACCAGAGCGCCTAGCTCGTTTTGGTCGTGATGAGCAGCCAGACTACGCACAGTCATCTGATATGTCTATGGAAGAGGTAGAGATATTTGAGTGCTACATCAAGGTAGACACAGACTCCAACGGTCTACTAGAACTACGCAGGGTTATCATTGGTGGCGAAGAAATCCTATCTAACGAAGAGTGCGACTACGTACCATTCCACTCTGTATGCCCAATCCCTATTCCGCACAAGTTCTTTGGTCAGTCACTAGCAGACAGGACTATGGACTTGCAACTAACCAAGTCTACGATTCTAAGACAGATGCTAGACAACCTATACCTAACAAACAATGCACGTGTAACTGCCGTAGAGGGACAAGTAAACCTAGATGACTTGCTAACGTCTACTGCCGGTGGTGTTGTTCGTGTTAAAAACAATGCAGCAGTCACACAGCTAAACGTACAGAACACAGCAGGTCAATCATTCCCGATGATGGAGTACCTAGACGGCATACAGGCTAAACGTACCGGTGTTAGTGATATGCAGCAAGGTCTTGATGCTAACGTGCTACAGAACACTACTGCAACAGCCGTGGCAGCCATGATGCAACAGTCAGCAGGTAAGCTAGAGCTAATGGCTCGTATCTTTGCTGAAACAGGTGTTAAATCGCTATTCCGTGGCATTCTTCACTTACTATGCAAATACCAAAATCAAGCTAAGACAATCCGTATGCGTGGCAAATGGGTATCTTATGACCCACGTGAATGGTCTGACCTTTACGATGTATCAATCAACGTAGGCTTGGGCAACGGTAACCGCCAAGAGCAGATTGCTATGTTGCAAATGATTATGGCTAAACAGGAAGAAATCATCGGCAAGTACGGTGCTAACAACCCATTGGTGACTGTAACGCAATACCGTAGCACTCTTGGTCGTATGATTGAAATGGCTGGATTCAAAGACACCACATCATTCATTAATGACATTACACCAGAGGTTGAACAACAAATCTTGCAACAAGCATCGCAGCCACCTGCTGACCCTACATCTGAGGCAGCGCAACTATATGCCAAGGTAGAAGCAGACAAGGCTCAACTTACTGCACAAACTAACCAAGCTAAGTTGCAATTAGACCGTGAGCAAATGCAAGTAGATAACGCTCGTAAAGAACTAGAGATGCAACAGAAACAAATGCAGATGGAAGGTGACTACCGTATCAAGGAAGCCGAGCTTCAATTGAAACAGATGGAGCTTGAGCTAAAGACACAGGCAACTGATGGCAAACTACAGACAGAACAGCTTAACGCTATTATGTCAGCCATTACTAGCTTGAATGAAATGGTAAAAAGTGGTATAAAGGCTGAACCACAAGATATGGTAGACAATTTTAATTCAACTACTATATATGGTGTAGAGGACTAAATTATGGGAATGTCAGCACAAGGCAGTCAAGGTGGAGTACAAAATAATGAAGGCAATGTATTTTATGACTCTGAAACTGGACAATACTATATCAATCAACCAGCACCTGTAGAAGAAGTTAGACAAAATCCAATAGGCATGGGCATGGGTAATATGGGTGGCATGGGTATATTTGGTCAAGCACCTAGCAAAAAATCTAATAGTGATCGTACCTATTTACCTAATTATGTTAGCCCAGCAAGCAAGCCAACTATGAAACACAATTACATTGATATCGCTGCATTATTCCCAGAGTTATATCAAGCAGCAACAGGTATGCAAGGTGACTCACAAGCAAGTGCCGGTTTACTTGGACAAGGCGCAGCACAATCAGCATCTAGTGGTGCTGGAAGGTTCATGTGACCAAATCAGAGTGGGCAAACAATATGCTCCAAGATCAAAACTTCTTGGATGTATTTAAAGAGATGGAAGATTTACAAATGCTACGGTGGGCTAATTCACCACTTTACGATTACGATGAGCGACAAGATGCTTACACAAAGCTAACCGCTATCCGTGAAGTAATGGCACATATAGTTGGCATGGCAGATGACCGCAAGATTAATGCCAAACGCTGGAAGATTTTATAGTATCTATAAAACGTGGCTAGGCGCACTAGCATTTGGAGATTTAAATGACTACCGACACCAACCCTAACGGGAGTGACACACAAAGCAATGGAACTATCAATGAAGCACAAAACGCATTCTTAGGTTTAATGGATGCATCGGAAGCACCCGAAGAAGGGCAAGCTGAAGAGCGACAAGAGCAAGAGAATGAAGAAGGTAGTAACGAGCAGCAAGTAGAGCAAGAGGATGATGGCTCAGAGGAGTCTGTATCAGACCAAGACGAACAACGATTCAATGTTAAAGTCGGTGGCGAGGATAAAGAACTAACCTTAACTGAACTAAAATCACTAGCTCAACAAGGTGCTGACTATACCAAAAAGACGCAACAAGTAGCAGAGCAAAGAAAAGCAGTAGAGGCTGAACAAAAAGCTATTGAAGAAGCCAAATATATGCGTGATGCTTATGCAGAACGGTTGCAAGCAATGGAGCAGTTACTTAGCTCACAACAACCACAGGAAGACTTGGACTACTTAAAAGAGTCCGACCCTATTGGTTACGCTGTACGAGTGGCAGAGATGTCGCAGAATAAAGAGAAGTTATACGCAATACAAGCTGAACGTCAACGCATTGCAGAGATGCAACAAGCAGAGCAACAGCAAGGAATGCAACAATACCTATCTCAACAGGCTGCTGTACTATCTGAAACGCTACCAGAATATAGCGATCCAGTTAAGGGAGAGGCACTAAGGTCAGACTTGCGCTCGTTCGCAAAGAACTTAGGATTCTCAGACCAAGAGTTATCAGCAGTACGTGATGCTCGGCACGTTATGGCATTGTATAAGGCAATGCAGTACGATAAATTACAACAATCTAAGCCTCAACTAAACAAGAGGGTTAGTGAACCGCCTAAGACTATTAAGTCTGGTAACAGTAATACAGCAACAAATACTGACCAGCATAAGAAGGCTATGGCTCAATTACAAAAAACAGGCAAAATCCGTGATGCGGTTTCTGCTTTTGAAAACTTTATTTAAGGAATTATCATGGCAACATATCAAACCTATACCGCCATTGGTCAACGTGAAGACTTGGCTAATGTAATCTATAACATCTCTCCTACAGATACTCCATTCATGACATCTGTTGGTAAGACTTCTGCTACTGCCGTATACCACGAGTGGCAAAAAGACAGCTTGGCTGCTGTTAACACTTCTAACGCTGTAGTTGAGGGCGCTGCTGCATCTGATGCAACATTGTCACCTACTACTCGTATTGGTAACCGTACTCAAATCTCTGCTAAAACTGTTAAAGTTTCTGGTACTTTGGAAACAGTTAACAAAGCTGGTCGTAAATCTGAGAAAGCATACCAATTGGCTAAGGCTTCTGCCGAAATCAAACGTGACATGGAAGCTATCTTGTTAAGCAATCAAGTTGCTTCTGCTGGTGATGCTACAACTGCTCGTACTTTGGGTGGTTTACAAGCATGGTTAAATACCAACTACTCTGGCGGTACTTCTGGTACTGCTGGTGCATCTGGTACTACTGCTCGTGTAACTGGTACAGACCGTGCTTTCACAGCAACTATCTTGAATACAGTTATCCAATCTGCTTATGTTGCAGGTGGTTCACCAACAATCTTGATGGTAACTCCAGCTCAAAAAGTAGTTGCATCTACATTTGCCGGCATCGCTACACGTTATAAAGACGTACCTAGCAATGTTCAAGCATCTATCATCGGTGCAGCAGACGTGTATGTTTCAGACTTTGGTACTATCTCTATCGTGCCTAACCGCTTCATTCCTAACTCAGACTCAGATGACGTAGCATTCTTACTAGACCCAGAAATGGCTTCAGTAGCTTACTTACGTCCATTCCAAACTAATGAGCTTGCCAAAACTGGCGATGCTGATGTAACTCAACTATTGGTAGAGTACACATTAGAAGTTAAGAACGAAGCAGCACACGGTATCATTGCTGACTTAACTTAATAGTTAGTTAGATATGTGGGGAGGGGAAACTCTCCCCCATTATGAGGTCTTATGAGCAATATAATATCCAACGGCATTACAGATACATCATTCATAGATAACGGTGATGAACTAATCATTGCTAAGAGCCAAGACATAACTGGCATACTTGAGATGAATAAGCGTGAGTACGCTGCTCAAGACGAACGTAAAAGATGGAGCGAGGATGCATTCGGCAACAAGGTAGCATCTATACCGCTCACAGTTTTCGCAGAATTAGAAAAGCAAGGCATAACACGAGGCTTTGCAGTAATAGATAAGAAACGATTTAACGAATGGTTAAACAATCCTGATAACAGGGCATTCAGAACAAGGGCAGGGCGCATATAATGGCATTGACTACATACGCAGAATTACAATCTACAATTGCCAGCTACCTTGCTCGTAGCGATTTAACGGCAATGATTCCTGACTTTATCAGGCT